CATACTTCCTAAGTCAGACCTCAAGTCATAATATGAAAGAGGTGTGCGATAAGGGATTTCAAGTATAGCTTCTGATTGTGTGTTGACGTCAATTTCAACTGATAGTTGTTGAGTTATATATTGGTGATCTTCTAAAAAGAAACCAGTAGTATCTCCTGCGCCGACAGGATCATAACCTCCTTGTTCCAAATTTGGATATACAAACAGGATGATTCTGCCTTGTGTAAACTTGTCAGCATTAATATGCAGTCTAACAATTGCTGTGCCCTTGAATCCACCATAACCTTGAATCTTACGTTGAAGATTCACATTTGCTAAAAACACACTTTTAGGTAGTGTAAAATTTGACAATAAAATGTCGCCAGGTACTGAGCTGCCTCGTGCCACGACTGTTGGCTGTGCCAACATATCGTATACACTTTGGTATCGCACACCGTCATCTGCTGATACATCATTTGATATATAAGCTGGTTCTGCAATTACTGCTGGTGCCTGATTAGTATATTTTGTCAAACCGTCACGTTGTCCGTCCAAGTTTGTGTCCATAGCATCTACTACTTTTGTGGTAATATTTTCTTGTGAAGTGGCAATCTTTTGATTGACTCAGCTCAGGTAAGATTAGACCTTTAAGCGAGTAACTCCCTTTCGCCTGGGATTGCCGGTACCTCCGGTGGGCTCCCTGGCTGGTAATGGTGAAAACCAAAGCCCAAAAGCAACAAGTTAAAGCGTCTAGCAGCGCCCTTTATAAAAGGAAGGTGTTTGTCGGGTGCTAACTGCGTAACCAGAAACTTGTTGTGGTAGTTTATAGACTTACCAAGGTCCTGTTGTATCTAGGTAAACCCAGAATCGGAATCTAGAACTAGCTGGAACACCTCATACCATTCGGTGAAGGGTGGTGTGTAAGCTAGCTTTTCGAAAGCAACTTTGAGCATGCCTGGGGCATGTTCATTGTACACTGTTGGACCATGTAATGAAAGTTCCTTGAGCATGTTGAAAAACGTGTCCTTTGAAATCTCATCCGCCATTGGTCCTTTCCGAGTCCAATAAGGGGCCTCTAGGATTGTGGCCATAGCCAAAGGGCCGACGTATCTTCCTGCTGCTGGTTCGAAACGAAACGCTCTCTTCAAAAGAGAAATTTCGTCGAGTGTGCGTGAGTCAGGAATGACGCCGCCTTTCTTGTCCTCGTCTGTGTATGTGAGGCCAATCTTTGCCAAATGTACTGGAATCGTGTTCTGATTGAAGAGAGGTAATTTCTCTTCAGACACGTTGACGATGTTGTCATCTCCATATGACGCGACATAGACATGTTCGTAATATCGAGAAAGCTCCTTGATATCGAAATCGTGTGCCCTGTGGTACGCGTACATCATCACAATCTGAACGTAGATTGAATTGATGATCGTCGTCATTGGGTTGCCAGATGGCAGCGAATGGTCCCATTCGAAAATGGTATCACCCACAATGTGGCGGCTGTTGTATATCTCTTCAAAGAGTGTACGCAACGCCATTTCGTCCTCTGGACCATAATTGTAGTACTCGAGGATGAGTGATAGAACGCACTGGAAGATACGGGGGATTTGACTTGAGTCATAACCCTTGAAATCTCCAGCGAAGACATGTTTGCCATGTCGCGTCATCTTCATCGCGAGCACATTCCAGTCAGCGGAATATGGGTTGACACCTGTACAGAT